CGTCGGTAAAATCTCCGGTAAGTATGTCTCCGAGCCTAAGGCCGACCTCTCGGTCCCCGACTTCCTCGACTACATTCGACCCGCGACTAACGTACACTTCGAGGTCGAGGTGGAAGTGACCCCCGATGGCGAGTGGCAGGGCAAGCCGCAGTTCAAATACAAGATGAACTTCCCTAAGGGCAAGGGCGTTGCCGCGTCGACCATCCCAACCCCGACCGACTGGTGAAGCCCCCGCAGACCATCGTCCTCCTCTCTGGTTATGCCAGGAGCGGAAAGGACACGTTCGCCGAGGGGATGACCCGTTACAGCGCTAACGTCAAACGCATCGCCTTTGCTGATGCCCTCAAGGACGCCGCTAACGACTTCTCCATCAACCTAGGGCTATCGGTTAACTTCCACGACGATAGCGTCAAGGCCACCCACCGCGAGACGCTCGTCGCTATGGGTCGCTTCGCCCGGTCTATCCACAAGGACGTCTTTGTCTACAACCTCACCGAGGCCGCCAGCCGTGAGCGTGGGCACGTCGTCGTCACCGACACCCGCTACATCAACGAGGTCACCGTCACTAAGCAGCTGATGAACGAGGTCCGCGGCTGGAGGTTTATCCATCTGCACATCGAGACCGTCGGCATCGGCCCGGCTAACGACGAAGAGGCCGCCAGCATCCGCGAGATGCTCGAGGGTTGCATCCCAACCCAGACCTACGCCTTCCAACCTAACAGCGCCGCCATGATCCGTGACGTGGGCAAGTCGGTCGCCAAACATTTACAACTATGAGCCAACCAAAAAAACATCAAATACCTGAGGTCGGAAAGTGGGTCTCAATTGAGGACTACAACCGTCTCGAACATCAATTACAAATTGAAAAGTCTCAAAGACAATTCTGGGAGTTTCGTTCCAAGCAATGGATGGGTTCGACACATGACCTAATCAAAGCAGGAAACCGTCTATATAATATGGTGCTAGAAATCTGCTTAAATGATTTTATGAATCAGCCAGGGGTGCCAGAGTTGTATGGCATCGACGACACCTTGCGCCATTGGAAAAAAACAAACACTCCAAACTTACAACCGTCTAAAAAAGATATCGAAGCATGAGCCGTAAACAAACCAAACAAGAACGCATTGAAGAACTCGAGAAGGAGGTCGCCGCCTTACACGCGCTGAACGTCCAACTCGGCAACACGCTAAAGATGACCGAGGACGGTCAATGGGTCGTCATCTCCGAGAAGGACTTGAACCGATACCGCAACGGCATCGACGCTCTCATTAAGGCCGGTGACCAAGTGACCGACTACCTTGCCGAGGTTAACACCGACGACGAGACCGCCTATATACTGCAACTTTGGAAGGACGCCAAGGGGTCGGACAAGTTCTAACTCGTGGCAACGCCCACCGACGACGAGCTTGCGGAGATGTCGAGGTGCTGGGGCGTGAGTATCGACCGCCTCCGCTTTCTTGCCACCTGTCCGCACTACGACTCTAAGCCACACATCCGGGTCGACGACTACAAAGACCCGACCGACCGACACATCGCCAAGGCCATCAGGGAAGCCATCCGTGGCTCCTGGCTAACCGCTGACGCCGCTAAGATTGCGGGCGTGACCCTTAAGACCATCGAGGCCTTCGTCTGTCGGCATGGCATTATCTGGCCTCCCGGCTGTCGGCGCCGTCTCGAGTGGGGACGCGGCACGACCCACACGCACCGCCTAAACGACGAGCATAACAACCTCCTAGCCAAGGGACGGCTAACGATGGCTCAGGCCGCAGCTCAGGGCATCGCCGAAGGGCTGACCGCCACCGAGACCGCAGAGAGGTTCGGCTTCTCCGCTCCAGGGATGTACAACTCTGCCGTGCGTCAAGGGCTCAAGTTCCGCAGCCACTTTGAGAAGTTCGGCAGACACAAAGGCAAGCCACCCGCTCCAAGTGTATGAGCCGACTGACCAAGTTCATCTTTGCCTCGGACAGTCACGGGGACATGGCAGACCCACAAGCCCTCGCGGCCCTGTACGAGTTTAGCAAAGACTTTAAGCCAGACATTAAGATAGCCGGCGGCGATCACTACGACTTCCGCAGTCTCCGTAAGGGCGTCGGCACGGACAAGGAAGGCGCTGAGTCTCTGCAAGAGGACATCGAGGCTGGAGAGGACTTCTTTGCCAAGTGGAAGCCCAACGTCTACCTCTGGGGCAATCACGAACACCGCCTAGACTCGATGCAGGGCCACGGGCAAGCCATCGTCCGCGACTACTGCACCGACCTAAAGGACCGCATCAACCGCGTAGCTCGACAGAACGGGGCCAAGGTCATCCTGCCCTACCACGCCGATAAGGGCGTCTATCGTCTTGGCCCTGTCGCTATGGTTCACGGCTACGCCCACGGCGCCAACGCCACCGTCGTCCAGGGTTTGCACTACGCACCCTACGGAGGGGCTTTGATACACGGACACACCCACAACCTTGCAAGCGTCGCCTTGACCAAGCACGGGGGCGGTAACGCCTTCTCTGCGGGTTGCCTATGCCGTAAGGACGAGATGGCCTACGCGGCTCACCGCCTAGCGACCTCCCGATGGGGCTCAGGCTTTGTCGCTGGGTTCGTCACCAAGGGCGGCGACTACAAGGCTTGGCTCGTCCACAAGATGGGCGGCGTGTGGATCTGGCAGACAGAACTCAAGACCTTTACCCCATGAGTGACAACCCACGACCACGCTGGCAAATCTACATCGGGTACGCCGACGATGGAACCATCCGGTATTACTTTCAAAACACTGACCCGCCCTTCCGTCAGCCTGGGCAACTCATCGGCACCATCCTGCTCTTTGTCGGTCGGAACTTCTACTACAAGCTAAAGGCCCACGACGCTATCGAGTACTGCCGAGACCTTAACGTTAAAGACTACAACCTGTACCGCCATGACCCACCGCAAGCCTGACGCGCTGCTCCTCCGAGTGATGGCGGCAATACACAAGACAGCCGAGAAGCCCGCCAAAGGCTTCCACACCATAGACCAATGGGCCAAAATCTGGAACTGCAAGCGCAACGCCGCCCGCGAGTACGTCATTAAGGGAATGCAGCTGGGCCTTATCCAGGAGAAGACCTACCGCGTAAACATCCGGCGAGACGCCAAACCCTACCCAGTCGCCCACTACGGCGAAATGACTCGACCTCGTAGGACCTGAGCCCCTTAGTCCCCCACCTCCAAGCCATGGAACCCACCCCACCTTCTGCCCTAGACGCGGAACGGCACATCCTTGCCGTCTGCATCGCCCAAAGCCTACCGCTACCCGATGGGCTCATCCCGTCCGACTTCTGGGAGCCTCAGCACCAAGACCTAGCCGCCGCGATCAGCGGGCTCATCGACGAGGGGACTGCCCCCGATGAGTTAACCGTTACGCAGCGCCTTCGAGAACTCGGCTCACCTGTCGAGGCCTTCACGGTCTCGGACCTATCGACCACCGGGCAATTCATTCAGCCGAACGCCGCTTGGAGTCATGCGGTGATTAAAGCCCTTAACCTACGCAAACTTGGCGAGCAAGCCCGTGCCGTCCTTAAGGTCGTTAACGAGGCGGGTGCTGACCCCGAGGCCATCGTCCTCGCCCAAGAGCAACTTGCCAAGTCTCTGACGCGACGCAAGGGGCACGGCAAAGAAACCTCACAGGCTTTTGACTTCCGCACGATGGTGGCGTCCGACAAAGACCTAGACCCTTCCTGCGTCCTTGGTAACCGCTTCCTCTGCCGTGGGGGCTCCTGCCTGCTCGTCTCGCAGACAGGCGCTGGCAAGTCAGCCCTCGTCACCCACGCCGCCCTGTCCCTCGCCCTCGCTCCTGGTCACGACTTCTTCGGCATCAAGTCCCGCAAGGGTCCGCTCACCTCGGTTATCATTCAGTCAGAGAACGACGAGATGGACGTCGCTGAGTCTATCCAAGGCACGCTCGACGGTATGGGCATCCCTCGGGGCTCGCAACTCGTCGACCAACTCGCCGACCGAGTCTTCTACTACCGCGAGGCCGTTAAGACAGGCGAGGCCTTTGGGCTACTCCTCCGCGAGCTAGTGACCCGCCATAAGGCAGACTGCGTCTGGATTGACCCCATCCTTGGGTTCGCCGGCGTGGACCTATCCGATCAGGAGGCCGCGTCCCACTTCCTGCGTCACATCATTCAGCCCGTCCTCCAAGACACGGGCGTCATCCTCTTCTCGGTCCACCACACCACCAAGCCGTCCAAGGACAAGTCCACGTCACTCGGTGACCTAGCGTACGCTGGTAGTGGTAGCGCTGAACTCGCTAACTGGCACCGCTCCGTTATGGTACTGACCAAAGACCCGACCGCCGAAGGCCTAGACGAGCAGCCGTTCTACACCCTACGCATCCCTAAGCGCGGGGGCCGTGCCGGACTCAAGGACGACCAAGGGAATTACACCTCGTCTATCCCCCTCCGACACTCCCGAGAGCAGGGACGCATCGCTTGGGAACGCCGAAGCCAGTCCACGGTAGCCACGCAGACCCCGCTTCCTAGCCCCGCCAAGGGGTCGCCAAGGCGTTTTAGTGCCTAGGTTGGTATCCTCGTAGCCTCTACCCCCCTAAGCCCCCCTCGTTAGTGCCCTCAATCCTAAAGCCTTTGCCTTGTGACAGTCCTTGTGACAGTCCGTCCTTCCCTCTCCGAGGTAAGGTAAGAGACTCCTTAGCCTATCCCTACGGTCAGGCAGTCGTCTCCCTAGTCATATAGTTTAACGCGATGCCTAACCCATCCCGAAAACGAACCCCTAGGGAAGTTATCCTAGCACGGTTACAGATGACCCGCTACAGGCAGAAAGCCTGGAGAGAAAAGCCGGACCTAATGGAGTCTATACGCCAACGAGCTACAGCCCGAGCAAAGACAGTCAGGGACAAGAAGACAGACAGACTTAAACACTACCTCTCGGAACTACCGGACAGGATGACCAAGGAAGAGTTAAAGACTCTGATCGTCGACGAGTACTGCCAACAGAAACAGGTAGACCCTGCGTCCTTCTATCGGCACGTCAAACGTCACGGCCTGCTGTCCTATGACGGCGCTGTCGGCCTATGGGTAAACCTCACCAAGCAACCGACTGCATAATTTACTTACGCTGTCCTAAAGACCTTACACTCTATGCCCGTGGTCAACAAGTCCAAGCCGCCCAAGCAGCGCAAGCCGATGCCCCCACCATCTCGGGCTATCCCTTCCCGCGTCGAGAAGGAGAAGCAGCGCCGCTTTAACGCGTACCTAAAACTCTGGAAGACCATGCAGGATAAACAGGAGGACGACTTATGTCGCTGAACGACCTCACCGCCCCGGCAAAGGAAGCCAAGTCTTTCGACGCGTGGTTCTTCAAGCAGTCCAAGAAGTCGCAGGACAAGATGCGTGAGGCTGGTGTCATCCCGTACCGCGAGATGGTGCAGTCACGTCACATCTTTAACATCGACCCTAACCATCCAGCCTGGGCAACGGTGGACACGGACAACGTCAGGCACGAGGCCGAGACGTTTATCTCACGCGATCACGTTGGCGTTATGCTCAAGGCCTTCTTCGATGCCGTCGCTTACTCGGACTGCCACGCCTTCCGTCGACACGTCGAGCTCGTGCGCTGGTCGCTCAGTCTGCCCGGCTGTCTCGGCTCGCGTACGCTGTGCAAGATGTATGGTCGCTCTCATATGTGGGCACAGAAGCGGGCGAAGCAGATTAGACTCACGGTAAACGCTGACGCGGTTGGCCTGTTCCCGCATCACAGCAGTCCCCCCACGCCCCTACGGCGCACGAACCCATGCAAACCCCCATCCCCCCCGTAAGGAGTCTCCTAGACCCCCCCCGTACGCCTCGCGTGGCCCGACAC